TTGAAAGTAAAACAAATCAAAAAATACGTTGAGGAATTAGTATTCCAAGGTGACGGTGGATCTCTTTCAGGTCTTATCGACGACGTAACTGTAGCTAACGGTGCTGTAGCTGTATCTGGTGTTACTCCAGCTGCTCTTACTCCATCTAACGCTATTGCTCAAGTTAACGCAATCGTAAACTCTATCCCTTCTCAAGTATTGGACAAAGAAGACTTAACAATCTATATGTCTTATGCTAACTTTAGAGCTTACACTGCTGCTCTTGTTGCTGCTAACTACTTCACGTCTTACAACCCAGCTCAAAACAACACTGGTTTAGCTGTTCAATCTCAAATGGTAACTGTACCTGGTACTAACGTTGTTGCAAAACCTTTCTTAGGTCTTGGAACTTCTAACCGTATTATTTGCGGACCTGCTTCTGAATTGATCGTTGGTGTTGGTTTGATGGATGACTTCGATAAGTTAGATGTATTCTACGATAAGTACAACGACCAAGTAAAGATTATGGCTAAATTCCGTATCGGTGCTAAAGTTGCTTTCGTTGAAAACTTTGTTTCAAACAACCTAGCTTAATCCAAGCTAATTAAAATTAAAAAAAACCACTAAAACAATGGCATGTGTAATTACAGACGGTATCGCTCTTGATTGTATCGAAGGTTTAGGTGGTATCAAAACAGCTTGGATTCTTGGAGGAACTATCACTGGTTATACCTATAATGGAACAGACGATATCACTGATATCGCTGGAACTGGTACTTACTTCAAATTCGAGCTTCCTAAAGATACTGCTTCTTTCACGCAGACTGCGAATATCGCACCAACTAATGGTACTCTTTACTATACTCAAGAGTTAACCATGAACTTCCAGAAAATGGATACAGCTAAGAGAAACGTTCTTAAGCTTGTTCTTAAGAATCGCGACTTAAGCGTTGTATTCGAAGATAACAATGGTACTTATTGGTTACTAGGTAAAACTAGAGGTTGTCAAGCTTCTGCTTCTACTGGAGTAACTGGAACAGCACCTGGTGATGCTAATCAGTTCACACTTACCCTACAAGGTATGGAACCTGATCCAGCACAAATCGTTATCGATTTCCCTGATGCAACAACTGGTATTACTGTAGAGTAATCTGGCGCAAAGGGTCTATATAGAGATTAGGGCGGCATTTAGCTGCCCTTTTCTTGTTTTTAGTGGCGAGAGCATGCAATTCGCCTAAAACTTCTACTTAAAGATATATGATAAATCTAAATTCAATAGGGTACAACTCGTTTAATGTCGAGATAAGTGATTCTCCACTCTATACAACTAGTGTATGGGCGGAAGGATGGACTCTACTTATTCAAAATAAGTTACAGAATGTAGTTAAAACAATTACTATCCCAGCGACACCTCAACACAATGATCGTTATCTCTTAATTGAGTTAAATGGAGTCCCAACAGAGGCACAAGAAGACTTAACGCCAACCACTGGTCAATTACCTCAAGTCTATTTTGGCAAAGAGGGTATTGGAACTTGGATATGGAGCCTTCAATCAAATCTCCTTGGCGGTCAGTCCTTAACTCAAGGCTACTTAACTGTTGTAAGCAATGATGCTTCTACTCAAGAGGTTGAAAAGGCAGTCTATGTAAGTACAAATGAAGATTTACAAACAATAATTTACACAAGTTAATTATGAAGAACTTAAAAGGCTTTACTTTTAATACGGTTGAATTACCTGTTATTAAAGAAAAATTAGGAAAAGAGTGGATCTACTTTGGTGGTGATAACCTATTTCCAAATTTTATTGTGGATTTGTACAATAAGAGTGCAATCAATCGTAGATGTATTCAGTCAAAAGCTGATGCTATTCTTGGTGGAGGTTTAACTGCAAAACAACCCGATTTACAGTATGCAACAAAATGGGCAAACCCTTATGAAACTTGGAATGAAGTAATAGAAAGAATCGGTCTAGATTATAGTCTTCATGGAGGATTTGCCCTTAATATTATTTGGTCAAATGATGCTGAGACTATTGCTGAGGTTTATGCGCTAGACTTTTCTAAAGTTCGTAGTGGTCATGCTGGTGAAGACGATCAGTGTCATGAATATTTTTACTCGTTTGACTGGAAAAATGTTCGTAAATTTAAACCACAAAAATTCCATGCCTTTTCACAAGAGGACGCAAAGCAGGGCTTAGCAGATGGAGTTGAAGGTGCCTTAAGTCAAATACTCTATGTAAAAACCTATTCTCCTGACCAATTCTATTATCCTTTACCAGACTATATTGGTTCAGTTAATGATATTCAATTAGATATTTCTATTTCAGAATTCCACCTAAGTAATCTTTCAAATGGTCTTACTCCTAGTATGTGGATCAATGTTCCTACGGGTGATCCTGGTGATGAAGGCAAGCGCGAATTCTATCAGGAAATAGATGCTACATTTGCAGGCCAAAAGAATGCAGGACGCTTCTTTGTGACCTTCTCTGAAGGCGCTGAAATGAAACCAGAAATTACTCCGCTTGCAAGTGTAAATGATGGTTATTATCTACAAGTTGATGAAAGGGTAACAAGTCGAATCCTAACTGGTCATGGTATTACAAGTCCACTACTACTTGGTATCAGAACTGGTTCAAATGGTCTAGGCAATAATAAAGACGAGCTCTTAATGGCATGGGAACATTTTGAATTTACTGTAATTCGTCCTATGAAAAAGGTAATCCTTAGTGAGTTACAGAAAATTTTTAAATTTAAAGGTTATCCTCAAATTGAACTTGAATTGATTCCAAATAAATTATTTCAAATCTAATGGCTACTACAATTACACTCTTTGTAAGTGAGGCAAAACTCAAAGCTTTTACTGCTATTCAGGATAATACAACTCCTGAAAAGTTAACACCTCATATTGTTACAGCTCAAGACATCTATCTACAAAATATCTTAGGTAGCTATTTCTATAATATCCTTAAAGGTCAGATTCAGACTGGTACCGTAACAATTGTTAATCAGGAATTGATTAATGATTATATTGCACCTTATGTACTTAATGCGGCCTTATTTCAGTACCTTCCATTTAGCCGTACTCCCATCTATAATAGAGGCCCAGTGCAGGCTATAGATGGTGATGGCGTTACCAGTACTGATCTGACTGATCTTAAATACCTTAGAGGCGTTGTACAAGATACAATGGAATTCTATGGTCAACGTTTACGTAAAGAATTGGTACTTAATTCGGGTAATCTCTATCCGGATTGGTTACAGAGTAATTTTAACAATAACATGAATCCGGATGGAACTACAAGATATTCTAGCGGATTTGCCTTACCAAAATATCCATCAAGAGTAAAAAATCAAAACTATGGAAAAGAAGGTTCAGTCGGAAGCTATTACTGGGACTCAAACTGCGACGAGTGTCAAGAAAAATTTGGCCCAAGTACGCCTCAATAAACAATATGCGCCAAGCTTGGTTAATGAAAAAAAACTTGCCAAGTGGCTCAAGAAAAATGGAAAAGACTAGCATAGTGGATACGATAGCAAAGGTATTTGAAGAACCAGTTGTTTATGTTAACGCAGGAGCAATTGGATTCAGCATGATGAATTTTAAAGAGGGTCTAACCATTGCGGTTCTATTCTTAACTGCAATTTGGACCGTTGTTAAGATACTTAATGAATGGAAAAATTATAAACAAAAAAAACATAACAATTAATTATGGCAAACGTTGGCGATTTAAAGTATGGTGAACAAACCTACGATCAATCAATGAATTCGAAATTGGATTGGATGTTGGCTGATGCAGCAACTGTACTCACAAGCTTTCCAACCGCTACCTTTACAGAACCATTTACTCTTTATTGCTCTGCTGAGTGTAATATCGAGGTGGTAATGGCAAATGGTGGTAATACTGTAACATTCCCAGGAGTTAAAGGCTTTTTGCCGATCTTGGTAACCAAAGTTAATTCTGTTTCTGCTGGAACTGTAATTAAACTTTCTTAAAAACTAATAACTAACCCATGGCAGGTGCAAACCTTAATGCAAATAATATAGTTAGATGGAAGTTACCTAGTGGTGTGTCACCAACTACTACGACTACCACCACGTCGACTACAACAACTACGACGACGACTACCACGACTACGACAACAACGACGACAACCACTACTACAGCGGCTCCATTCACAATTGGTCAAGCCTATGGTGGAGGTTATATTG